GGGCCATACACAACCGAGATTGAGTTTTCCGCGATCCAGTTCTTGATTATGTATGTGCTGTCTAGACGTGGCCTTGCTGCGCTCGGAAAGATAACTTCGTCAAGCACGTTGCGCGGCTCTAGCTTCTTGCGTGTATCCTCTGCGCCTCGCGCTATCCACACGTCATTCCAGTCTAACCCCTCGCTGTCAGGAATGACGCATTCCACGCCATGCTCCTTGAACGCTTGTTCGCAGGCTTTTAGTCCTGCAGGGTCATTGTCTCCCGCAACGATAAAGCGCGTTTCAGGTTTAACCTCTCGAAGCGCGGTTATAACATTTGTTATATTGCTGGCGTTTAGTGCGTGCACACATGGTGTCCCCGTGGCTTCGTAAACACTTGCTGCAGTGGCAAACCCTTCCGCGATATAGCACTTGTCCTGTATGGGACCGCCCACAACGTGAAAGCAACCTTTGTAGTCCAGCCCGTAGTTGAATTTCTTTTTGCCGCTTTCGTCTATGAACTGCGTACCTACGACCTTGCCTTGATTATTGATGATACGGATGTGCAGATCGCCTTCATCAATGATTGCGGTGTGTTGCTTTATGCGCTTTCTGGTTAAATATGGGTGTAGCTCTGGCGTTTCAGGTAGCTTCACCACGTTATCTGGGGTTTTGTTCATTGCGCCGCTCGTTTCGCTTATGATTTCCTTGTCTGGATAAAGGCCACGCTCTCGCAATATCTGGATGATCTCTTTCCAATCCTGACATTGCCGACAGTTTACCTTTAGATTGCCTTGATATTCGCTAATCCAAAACCGATCAACACCCCCGCAATTCGGGCAAGGCCCATGATGCTCTTGGTGGCTTGTCTTTTTAAGCTGTAACGCGCTTATGATTTGCGGCGCATATACGCTATATGTGGGTTCTGGGTACTTGATCTTGCCTACATCTTGCCCTATCATTGTGCTAACAAATGCTCCTCACACGGTTATTTGTTTTTCTTGTCTCGATGATAAACTGCCCCACGTGATCGCTCCGTGGGGCATTTTTTTTGCTTAGAATGGGATTTCGTCCTCTAGCACGTTATTTACAGGTGCAGCTTGTGGCGCACTTGGCTTAACAGGTGGCAAGCCAAAGGGATCATCCTCTTGCTTTGCTGCCGTAAATCCATCAGTTGCGCTGAAAGGATCGTTTGACGCTTCCTCTTGCAGTTCCAAGACCTGCACGCCGCGCAACCTAAGCCCAACACCAGACACAGCCCCCGTATTATACGCGAATAGCTGCCCCCATACGTTGATTTTACTGCCAGACGTTAGGCGGAAATCCGCTGGTAGCGTGTCGCGGTTTGCATCTTTTTGCAGGGGTGGCTTTGTGGCTTCACCATTGTATGCGCCTTTTAGCTTGGCTTTGCCTTGCGGTTGCCCATCGTCCAGTTCTTTGTATGGGTAATACATGGGCTTGGGCTTCCACTTGCGCTTTGTGTCCGCTGCTGCAGTTTCAGCGTAGATTTCATCGCATTTCTTGAGAAATTCTGTTGCATCCTCGTTCGTCATGCTGAATGAAATTTCATATGCGGCCCCATCTTCCTCTGGTCTGCATGGCACGGTTTTGTTGTCCATGTTGTCAAAGCGATAGGTTTGATTGATGCGCGGGTATTGCGCTGTGACGTTCTCGAACAGAACTTGGTTTGGTGTTAGCATTTTCATGAGCTTGTCTCCTTGTTTTAAAATGCGTCTACTTCATCTTCCATCCACGCTGGGAGAAAGACTTGATTTACGTCAGGCCAATCTGTCGTAAATTCCCCTGTTCGCATAGCATTGCCGATCTTTTCCAATGTGGCAAGCATGCGTTTGTGTGCGTGTGCTAGGTGTAGTTCACTTAGTTCATGCACAGTTGTGACATATGGTGCGTTTTTCTCTACCGCAATGAGATACATGGTTTTGCAAGGCAAACCCGCCTCTTGCATTGCATGCAGGTAGAATGCAATCTGCACGTCATAGTTCCGCCGCCGAATTTCTTTATGAAATGCCTCTGGCGATGCGTCCTGCGTTGTCTTTACGTCGATAATGCAAGGCTCATCCGTTTTCTTTTGCGGCACGATTAGCCCGTCTGGGCGCACCTTTATGTCAACACCAGTTTTGCTGCAGGTTGTGAATATGCTGGCCTCTGCGACAAAGCTCTTGTTGTACACAGTTTCCTTTAGGAAATCGCAGTGCATGAATGCGTTTGTTGCCATAGCCATACATAGGTCATAGTCTTTTTCGATCAGCAGCACTTTGCCATCCTTATCAGCTTTCGCTTTAGCTTCCTTCCATTTATTGCCCATGCGATTTTCTGGGCCACGCACAACCAAATCCTTTTCAGGCTCTAGGATTAGCGCGTGAACTGCCTTGCCGATGTCAAAGGCAATACTCTCTTTACGCTCTTGACCTGCCCAGTGGAGTAGGGACTTGCTTAGGACTGTCTTTACGTCACTACTAGAGATATGTGGGAATATCTGTTTGTCGTGATAATCGTAGTCTGGCAGGTTGTATTCAATTTGTGTCATGGTACTTCCCCGATAATGCTTCAGATACGCGCCCTGCGTTTACCCGTAGCGCGTTTGCGATTTCTTGCTGTGACATATGAGGAAACATATCATGTAACTCTATTGCCTTTGCAGCAAGCTCTTTTGTCATCTTGCGTGACTTGTTTGGCGCTTTGCCATTCTCAAACACGCGATACATGTGTTGCAATGCCTCGTTTATCCCCGCGCGTACCTCATCTGACATATTAAATTGCAATGTGTCATTCAGAATTTCCCTAGCTTTCGGTATGTCTGCCATTCCAGTTCTCCCTTGCTACGTAAGTGAACGCTTCCCAGTCCATCCTAACTTTCTCATCGTGATGCGCACCATCGCCCATCAGATATTCCAAACGCATAACCACTGTGATTGGCTGTCTGTCGTATTTGTAGACAAGCACGGGTTCTTTACCTGCTGCCTGTGCTGCCTTTTCGACTTGCACCCACCACTCAGGGCGAAACGTATGATGCTTACCGCCGTATCGCTTGCATTCGATAACGTAAGGCCAAGTATCATCGTCCGTTATAATGTCGCCGTGGTCTGCGGCTCTATACTGCTCAATGTCGCGCTTTGCGTTTAACCCCAGATCAGCAAAAAGCATGTTCGCTATGCTGCGTTCAAACGATGCGCCTTTGTTACGCCCGTTGACCATCTAGCTCCGCTTCCAAGTGTTTTGCGTAAAACATGATCGCATCCTCTACAAAGTCGCTGCGGCTGTGCTTTCTGCGGCCTTGTGGTTTGTACGCTTCCTCAAATCGCAGTCGTTCTATTACTTCGTCTGCATACTTACTCAGATGCAGCATGCAGGGTTTTGTGTCGTTGTTCATTTTTACCTCACAAAAAATTGTTGACACCCTGCTTTTAGCTTGATACCAATTAGATGTCAACGGGGAATTGACACAATATCAACATGTGGAAGGATTAACATGGAAAAGCACTATAAATATGTTGACGCACATCTACGTGCGTCTAGCGCAGCAGAAAACATACGCCAATGGGCAGAGCGCGGCGAGTTGATTGACTTGCAGTGGGCAGAGGAAATGTGCCAGCACATTGACTTGATGGACGAAGTGGTACGCCCCAATGTGGTCCAGCATACTCGTTGAGTTCATAGAGCAAATGCATGGGGTGCCAGTGATCTGGCGTCCCAGCGATAAAGAAAAGGAGCCACCGTTTTGATAGGTTACATCGCATGTCCAGAGTGCAACGGCACAGGCTATATAGAGCGTGAGCGTGTTGCACGGTGGATCGACAGAGACATGCCGCCAGACTTGGTAGCATACGACGAAGTATGTGAGCTATGCCAAGGTGACGGTGAGATAGAAACAAACAAACATGAGGGCGATGAAGAATGACATACCAAGAACCAAAAAAATCACTTGTATTGGAAGCAGTAGAAGAAGCGTGGGACGGATCAAAGACGCACCGCGAGGCGGCTGAGAAGTATCTGAAGATGCTGCGTGAAGATACAGCATTGCGTGAGGCTGCAACTGAGCGCGTGTTAGAGCGCATCGCAACAGAGGATGTCAGTCGTCGGTCACGCTCTAGCCGCGCTACGTTTAAGCGTGAGGCTGAGAAGGTCACGCGGCAGGTTGTGCT